ATAACTGTTGAGAACAGCAAGCGCCTTCTCTTTGCGCCTGTTCTTCTCCTGCTCGAGCTGCTGATGTACAGCAGACTTTGCGCACTGCTTTGGATCGGCTTCGGGCGTTTCGCCGTCATCGCCAAACGAATCGCACAGCCCGTACTCCATGCACTGCTCAGCTGTCAGATAGGTCTCCGCATCGAGCAGCTCCGTCAGCTTTTCCTCTGACAGCTTTTCGCCTGCCTTTTCGAGATACGCCTGCCGACTTGCCTGGTTGATTGTCTCCAGATCGTCTGCTGCTTTATGCAGCTCCTTGGAGTTGCCGATGGCGATCGTCCAGGCGTTGTGGATCATCATAACCGTGTTCTTCGGCATGATGACTGTGTCGCCGGCCATGGCGATGACGGATGCGATGCTGCACGCAAAGCCATCGATCCTTACTGTCTTGTGCGCCGGGTGGCGTTTGAGCTGGTTGTAGATCGCAATGCCCTCCATCACCGAGCCGCCGAGGGAGTTGATGTATACCGTGATCTCCTTGGCGTTCGGGTGCTTTGCCAGCTCATCCCGGAAATGCTTGGCGGATGTTTCGGAGTCGTACCACCAGTCGTCACTTTCGACGGTATCGTAGATGTACAGCTCCAATGCGTCAGCGCTTTCAGCTTCCTGCCGGATCTCCCACATGTTTTTATGCATTCAGATCACCCCCTTCGGCGATGTCCTCGATTTCTGCGTAGTTTCTTGTGATAAATCGCCGGTCTGCGTCCGGATCCTTGACGGGCTGCTCGCCGAGAGCCGTGCGCACCTCGTTGAGCGTCCAGCCGGCACCGAGCAGCTTGTCAGCTCCTACGGCGCTGCCGATCAGATCGTGGTGCAGGATGCGCCCGGTGTCCACCGTCACAAAACTTCCTTTGACGATCTCGCTCTGCCGGAACAGCTTGGCGGTCAGCTCAGCGGACAGCATCGCTGCCAGCGGTTTGATGCAGTTGGTCATCATTGCCGCCTGTGCGTCATCGATGCCGGCAGCGTCGCCACGGATGTAGCTCGGAGGGATGCCGAACACCTGCGCCGCCCGGCTGATCGCTTCGTCCGCCAATGTTTTGACGGCGCTCAGATCGTTGGTGTACGTTCCCACTTTGCTGCCCGACTGCGATGTGTACTCGTAGCCGTCAAACAGTGGCAGGACGGCGTTTTTACTGGCGAAGTATCCCTTGAAATATTCGTTCATGAGCGTGTTGAATTTCTCGGAGAAGTCCTGTTTCCCTCGCTCAACTGCGGAAATTTTCAGAATGCCACGCTCCCCGTCTGCCTCCTGGAATCGCTTGGCAGCGGATCCGAGCAGCTTCTCATACTCGGACATGATCGCCTGCATCCAGACGGCTCTGGCGTTGACCGGCGACTGGAGATACAGCACATCCCCGGATAGAAACTCCTCCCGGAACGTGTACCCCGACCGGCTGACTTGTGAAAACCTGTCCTGCACCGCTGCATACACGTCATGCGTGTAGCTCTCGGCGATCAGACGCTGACCGTCCGCCAGTTGGATGCACAGCACCTCACCCGCCAACAGCAGGCGGGAGATGAACTCACGCTTCCACTCCACGGCGTTCTGGTTCCGGTTCGGCTTGACGTTCATGGAGTACCACTCAGCGCCTCGCAGCTCCACACCGTTCCGGTATGTCCTGAACTCGCACACGCTCAGCAGGTTCGAGATCAGATGCACAGCCGTAAACAGTGCGAAGGCGTCAATCGCAGCGTGTTCCTCTGCCTCTGCACGGTAGCTTTCCAGCCTATAGATGCCCGGCTCAGGCGGACGGAACAGCCCGTTGAGCCAGTCGATGATCTTCATGCTTCTTCACCTCTTTCAGGGCATAAGAAAAGCACCCGCTTTACGGATGCTTGACTCTCTATTCTGTTTCAATCTGCCGATCTTGCAGACCGTCGAGCTGCCAGCTCTCCGGGTTCTTTGTAGCCTGCAATACACAATAGCCGTACCCCGTCCGGAATATGTACTCACTGCATCCACGCTCTGCGCAGTACTGCCGCAGATTCTCCGCAGCCCGGACGGCTTTGACGTCACTCATCGCGCTCTTCATTCAGCCACCGGGCGATGCAGTCACGGCAGAACACCTCTTTGCTGCACCGTTCAACAGGATCAGCGCCGAGCTGTTCCAGCACGCAGCGCTTGCCACAGCTCTCGTTCATCATCAGTAGCATGTCATACAGCGCCATGTTGGCGAGCTTTTCACGGTTGGTCATGCGGTTCCTCCTCCTATTCGTAGCACTGGCACTTTGTCCCGCACTCGGGGCATTCGCACACAGGCGCATCTTCGTTGTATCCGACTTGCTCCCGCTTATATTCTCCGGCATCTGCGATGAACTCGCAGCCGCAGTGCGTGTATGTGAACTGCTTTTTATAGTCAGGCTGCTGCCCGTGTTTGATGATCTCCATTGTGCTCACCTCCGTCAGGGTATAAAAATAGCACCCATTTCTGGATGCTATCTCGATATGAAATTATAGGTAAAATGCCGAATAATCGGCAATATTTTTTAAATTTTATCAAAGAAATTTTGAAAAAACACTTGACAAACACTAAAATTTGTGGTATAATATAATTACAGAAAGGGGGTGAGAGCCTTGGAAAACATAGCAAAAGCCTTGCAGGACTTGCAGAAGGCACTGGATAACAACCCAAATGTTAAGACCGTGAAAATTACGATCACACTCCAGAAGCCGAGCAGCAAGCCCAAGACCAAGGCATAAAGCAAACGGGAAAGGGGAGCGGGGGCTCCCCTCCCTCCCTCTTATTTTACCACATAAGCGATGAAATGTCAAGCAGAAAGGGGAATTTCTATGATCATTGAGAAAAACGGAACCGTTTATACAGTGACCGATCATGGTGCCTTCTGGAAGATCGAAAGCGAATCCGGAAAGCTGACCGTGTGCTACAAACTGCCGAAGAGTGACTGTGCCACGATCGACGATGTGCGTGCATATATCCACGAAAACGATCTTTTTTAGGAGGCGATCCGATGAACATCCAGTACTACCGCAAAGAAAAGGGAATGACCATCCAGCAGCTTGCAGATGCCGCAGAGCTTCCGAAACGCACTGTTGAAGAAGCAATCCGCCGGGACACATGCTCCGTCAAAACCGCCATCAAACTCGCCGATGCTCTCGGCGTGACGCTTGACGAACTCTGCCGGGACGACCCGGACAAAGCCGAATAACTGCCGGAAGCCCTCAGCACCTCGCTGGGGGCTTTCAGTATGTGAACACGCCCATCGCTGCGGGCGCTGTGACCTGCATGTCGGCGTAGTTGTCCAGAATGTCCGACCCGATCTCCGCAGCCACAAACGCCTTGAACGTGTCTGTCTTTCTGGACTTTGGCTCGATCTTGCCGTAGACGAAATTGCCATGCACAGCGGTCACCGTCTTGGTGTTGTTGCACATCCACCGCATCACCGGCGAATCACCCCACACAAAGCGGCGATTGACGAAACCTGACGTGATGAGCGGTATGCGGCGCATCTCGTCCATCGGTCTGACCTTGGTCACATTCTCAAAGCCCTTGTCGGCGCTGAAATTGATGCTTTCCAGCGCCGACTTCATGAGGGCGTAGCGGTAGTCGTCGATGCAGACGTTCAGGATTTGTGCCTGACGCTTCGCCGCCTCGTTCGCCAGCCAGACGACCGGCAGCTCCGGCGGGATCTCTGCCGCCTCGACAAATGTCAGCAGCCCTCGTGCCTCCCACTCACGCAGCGGTGGCTTGATCCGGTGGAGATCGGCGCATGCTGTGCAGACCCATGTGTGTGATACCCAGACATCACGGTCACCGACACGCCAGAGCAGCCCGGCTCCGACAAAGTCGGTCGTCTTTGCATAGTCGATACCGGCGACACATGGTCTGCCGATCAGTTCCGCCTCCGGTATGGGCTGATTGGTCGCCAGTATGTCATCCCACGCTGCCGCAACATTCTCCAGGATCCTCGCCGGACGGTTCATGCGTTTGGTCATGAACGCCGTGTTGGCTGCCGGGTTTAGCCTGTACTGTGCGTACTCCAGCCGGAGCTGCTGCATCAGGTCTGGCAGATACCGCAGCGACGGGTTTGCCTTGTGCCACATCTGCTCATCGTGGACTTCCTCGTCGTCGTCAAGGCAGCACATAAACGGGAGGTACCCGTTGTCCGGTACATCTCCCGCAAGGATGGCTTTGCAGTTTTCGATGAGGTCGTCGAGCGGACCTCCCCGGACATCGCCGTCCGTTGTTGTGATGGCTTGCCGTGGGTGGCGTTTCTTGCCGAGGCCGGTCGTGGCGACCGTGATCAGCTTGTAGTTCTCGTAGGCGTGGTACTCGTCAAAGTCCACCTTTCCTGGGCGTCCGCCGTCTTTTGTCTTGGCGTTTGACGTTCGGAAGCGGAACTCCGACCCGGTATCTGTGCAGACGATCAGCTCCTTCGTCCACCGGAAGTGCTTCTTCATCTTCGCCTCGTTGGCGTTGAGGACGTTCCACACGTCGGTGAAGCTCTGCTTTGCCTGATCCTCTGACGTTGCGAAAATGTCGATGTTGTACTCCGGCACGCCGTTCGTCTTGGTCAACAGGCAGAAATCCTCAAAGCCGAGGTATCCGTTCTTTCCCGCACCTCTGCCCACGTAGATCACGAGCACAGGAAAGCGCAGGGAGCCGTCAGCCCTGTACACGCAATTGTGCAGGGCGAAGCAGAACAGCTCCCACGGGAAGAGCTGAAATGTGAAGTATTTCTGATAGCTCAGGTATGCGGCGAGCTGTACCTCGTTGACAGTCAGATCTTCACTGTCAAAGATTCGCTCCACCATGTCGCAAAGCTCTATCTGGTATTTGCACACAGGATAGCAACCGCTGCGCACAATAGCGATATAGTCGGATATTTCCTTACAGGGCATCCTCATCCAGAGGCTGCACCGTGTCAATGCTCAGCCCGAGCTGTTTCAGGATCGCAAGCATCGACTTTGACGTGTCACGCAGCTCCTTGATCGCCGGGTTCGGTTTGATGATCTTCTGTCCGGTGCTGCCGGTCGCTTCGACCATCGCCCCGTTTTTGCGGATGTCCTTTTTCAGCAGTTCGCACACCCGGTACATCGCCACATAATCCGAAATCAGACCCTTGAAGGCGTCAATGTCTGCGCCGGCTACCCGGAGCTGATCCAGCAGCGACCGCTCCACATCTTTCATCGTCACGGTGCCACCCTCCTTTCCATAAATTCAAAATCGCTTATGCGCAAGGCTGTTTTTGTTTTGTCGAG